GTACTGGCCGTCGCCGCTGCGCGGGATGCGGTGCGCCTCGTCGACGAGGATCAGATCGCACCAGCCGATCCTCGCGGCCTTGCTCCAGACGCTCTGGATGCCGGCGAACAGGATGCGAGCGTCGTGCTCGCGGCGCCCGATGCCGGCCGAGTAGATGCCGGCCGGAGCCTCAGGCCACAGGCGCAGCATTTGGTCATGGTTCTGCTGCACGAGCTCCTTGACGTGCGTCACGACGAGGATGCGCTGGCCGGGCCACTGCTCCATCACCTGCTGGCAGAACGCCGCGATCACGAGCGACTTGCCGGCGCCTGTGGGCAGGACGAGCAGCGGATTGTCGGCGCGCTCGCCGAACCACCGATAGATCGCCGCGACAGATTCCTGTTGGTAGTCACGTAGCTGTAGTGTCATCGCCTTTGTCCTCTGTTGCCTTCACGGCCTCAATGCGCGCTCGGATGTCGGCTCGGTCCCACGACGTCGAGGCGCGCTCGAGCTCATCGTACAGCGCCAGCAGCCTGCTCGTCCGCATGGCATCGTCGTGCGACTTGTCGCCTGAGCTGTTGCGCGCGCGTGCCGTCTTCTCGCACGGCGTGCTGCAGTAGCCCCACGTGCCTGAGTGTGGGAGCGGTCGCTTGCACGTCGCGCACGTGCGCGGCCGCAGCGCAGCTCGGCGCAGCGACTCCAGCTTGCGCAGGTTGCGGCACAGCCGGCAGAATCTGCGCGCGGCGTTGGGGTCGTAGCCGATTGCGTTCTCCGCGGTCAGATCGTGCCCGCGCTTGCACTTGTCGCCCCAGGTCACTGTCCTCCCCTCCCGATGTCGATCACGGTGAAGGCTGCCAACTGCTGGCTGACGTAGTCCGCCAACTGCGTCGGCATGGCCATGATCGACAGCCCCGCCACGCCGTCCTTGGTCGCGGCCTCGATGTCGATGCGACCGATGTTGTTGCGCTCGGCTGCGTGCAGGGCGCGGAACAGGGCCTGCACAAGACTGTCGTCTGCGGTGCTCACTTCTTCCCCCTCGCCCGCTTGGGCTTCAGCGAGTCGAGCGACACCCAGTCGCCGTTCTTCACCTGCTTATCGCCGATCAGCGCACCAATGCCGAGGCTCAGTTCGGCGAGGCCGAGGTTCAGTGCGGCGAGTTGGTTGCGGATCTGCTTCAGCATGTCCGCAACGTATTCCAGGTACTCCGTGTCGATCTGGTTCACTTGCCGCCCTCCTTCGCCGCGAGCGCGGCCTTGAACGCCTCACGAAGCGTGTCCATGCTGTTTCGGTTGCCCTCAATGTTGGCCGTGTACCACGGCATCAGTAGCTCCTTGGGCATGTTCTCCAGTTCGCGGCGGCGGTCTCCGGCGATGATGTGGCACTCGAAGTCGCGCTTCCCAGCCGCGTCGAACGACTGGACGCAGATGGCGGTTTCCCACTCATGCCACCCGAAGCCCGTCAGTCGGTAGAGCACGCTGATCCAGCAATCGGGGTCGAGGTGGCGGATGAACCGCTCTTCGCCTTGTTCGATTTGCCAAGACGAGAGGTTGGTGTCGGCAACAAACGTCACAGCATATCCTTCGCCGCGAGCGCGGCCTTGAATGCCGACCACTCCTCACGCGACGGCTGCACGACGACGTAACGCAACCTTGCGTCGATGTCGTCCTCGACGTTCGCGGCGACTTCCCTCGCCGCCGCCTCGATCGCGCGGAGCCGGTCCAGTTCTGCTAGCCTCCGCTCCAGTTCGATGCGGATCGCCTTGTGACGACGACCACCATCGCGGTAGACGATGAGGGACTCGTCAAGAAGGTGCGCGGTCGTCATCGTGATGGGGTCAGGCCTTGCCATTGCCGCCCTCCTTCGCCGCGAGCGCGGCGCGCAGGTTGCAGATTCTTGCGTCGTTCCGCAGATCGTGCAGAAAGCCGGTGTCCCACAGTGCGCGGTCGATTTGCCGCATGGCGTCCCTCGCCGCCGCCTCGATGGCGCGGAGGCGTTCCATTTGCGCGAACCTGCGGTCGAGTTCGCTGCGGATCGCCTCGTGACGACGACCACCATCGCGGTAGACGACGAGGTACTCGTCCAGCAGGTGGAAGTCGGACATGGTGCTCGGGTCAGGCCTTGCCATTGTCGCCCTCCTTCGCCGCAAGCGCGGCGCGCAGGTTGCAGATTCTTGCGTCGTTCCGCAGATCGTGCAGACAGCCGGTGTCCCACAGTGCGCGGTCGATTTGCCGCATGGCGTCCCTCGCCGCCGCCTCGATGGCGCGGAGCCGACGCAACTCGGCGCGGGCGGCCAGAAGCTCGGCAGCGTTCTGCCGGACCTCTGCCCACGACGGGTCGCCCGTGGCAGCGCAGACGGCCAAGGGTATCGGTTTGCCGGCGGCAATCTCTCGCAGACGTTCGTCGGTCAGGTTGGTCACTTCTCGTTCTCCTTCGCCGCGAGCGCGGCCTCCAGCGCGGAAAGGCTGAAAACGAACTTCTCCCATGGACCCTCGTTCGCGCAAGCCATGTACGAACGTGCCGCCGCTTCAATGGCGCGCAGATGACTAACCTCGTCGAGCAGCTTGATCTCTCGCTGAGCCGCTTCGATAACTGCGTGAACCGAAGCGCCCAGAAAGTCTGGATGCATCTGGCGGTTGCGTTCCAAGCTGTCTGAAGTGTTGCAGCTTGCCAGTACTCCGCAGGCCGCAAGTTGCATTTGCAGCCTCTCGTTCTCACTTCGCAGCCGCTTGATCTCGGCGATCAGCGCGGGGGCGGCGTTGAGCAGTTCGACGGTGTACGCATCGTCGGCGTCGCACGCAGGGAACTGGCTACGAAGCCGCTCACCTTCGTGCTCGACGTAGTAGCCGATGAACCCGAACGAGTATCCCGGCGGCGGCGTAACATGCACAAACGGCCCTTGCGTCGCAGCGGCGCGCAGAGTCTCCAGCTTGTCGATGTCGATGTCGGTCATGTCAGGTCTCCTTTGCCGCGAGCGCGGCCCTCGCTGCGTGCCACCCGCAATCGCAGTAGTCCCACAGCAACTCGGTGCTCAATAGCGGGTTCCCTTCGCGGTGTCGAACAAAGGCACAAGTCGGGCAGTGTCCGCCCCATTCCATCCACGTTTTGGCCGCCGCCTCGATGGCGCGCAGCCGCTGAATCTCCTCAAGCGCAGTCAGGCAATCGAATGCCATGACTCGCTCATTCATGAGTTCGTCTCGGTTATCGGTTTCCTTAACCTCCCAAGCTTCAGCGTGATCCTTGAGCCGTTCAATCAGCTTGTCGATGTCGGTCATGTTAGGTCTCCTTCTTGTGCGGCGGTTCGTCAACATCGAGGACGGCAAGTGCCAACTCCATCGGGCTAGCCAAACCATCCTCCCACTTGCGAGCCACTTCCAATAGCGCAAGCAGTTTCGGCAGCAGGGCGCGCAGCCGCTGGTTCTCGGCACGCAGCCGATCCACTTCGTCAATCGACCGTTTCCACGCCGCGAGCATGGCCGCCACCATGGCGTCGGCTTGGTCCTCGCTCAGTTTGTCGATGTCGGTCACTTGGCGGTCTCCGTGCCGAACGTCGACCGCTGACCCTTCGCGTCGACCAGCGTCATGCGACGCTTGCCCTCGTCGAACCGCAGCACTTGGTGCGTCCCGATCTGCGGGATCGGGAGCCACGACGCGCATCCAACGCGCTGCTCGTAGCCGTCGAGATCGTTGTCCCAGTAGTCGCAGTGCCAGCTGCCATCCGGCCGCGGCGTCGACGAGACGCACGTGCGGCACGACGGCGCCGGCAGCGCGGTGCCGTGGCACACATCGAAGAACCGGCACGGGTAGCGGTCGCCGTCGCGGCTCACCAGCACGCACGGCGGCGCTCCGGCGTCGAGCCGCTCCGGCGGCAGCTCGGCGTCGACGATGCGCTCGGCGCGCGCCCGCGCTTCGCGCGCCACCTTCGGCTCGAAGGCGACGATCTCAGTGTGGATGCGGTCGTCGTCCTTGCAGACGGCGACGTACAGCGCCTTCGTCAAGCCGAGGCCCAGCATGTACAGCTGCATCTGCACAAAGTGCTGCCACTTCTCGCGCCGCACGCCGTTGTCAACCAGCCGGTCGAAGCTCTTCTTGCTGAACGTCTTGAACTCAGCGACGTGCTTCGTCTCGGGGTCATCGGGAACGCCGATGACCACGGCGTCGCAGCTGCCGCCGAGGTGGCCCCAGCCCGACACCAGTTGCTGCAGCGCCACGGCCTCGACGCCGATGGACTGGAGGTCGTCGAGGATCCACGACTCCTCGCGCTCGCCGCGGCGGAACAAGCGCAGCATGCGCCCGTCGTGGTCCTCGCTCGCAGCCCAGCGGAACGACAGCCACAGCCAGCGGTCGCACTCGTGGCCGATGACGCTCGCGCCCAGGTGGTCGCGACGCCAGTCCTTTGCCGTGGCACGGTAGTGGTGGTGGACCATGCCGCCGACGACGGACATCTGCGGCGCTGGAAGGCGAGCTCCCACGCTCACCTCCCCCACGGCGGCGTGGCCTTGCGTGCCGGCGCGGCGACCGGTGCCGGCGCGGCCGGTGCCGGCGTCGCCGGCGCGTTGCGCTCGACGGCGCGGTAGGCGCGCACGTCGTTCCCCGCCTTGGTGCCCTTCGACGGGTCGGCCGGACGCGCATCCAGCTTGACCTCGATCGTGGCGCCGACGAGCTCGTCGGTGTCGCCGACGAAGGACTTGCCGAGTGCCCGCGCCACCGCAGCCAGCTGCTGGCGCGCGATCGTGCGCGTCTGTTCGCTCGGGTGGTCGATGCACAGGTACGCCCACGCCAAGCGTCCGGCGTGGGCGGCGTGCCGCGCGGTCGTCTCCAGCGTCAGCTTGAGCAACTGGTCGTCGCCCTGCTTACGCTTCTGCAAGTCGGCGCCGGTGATCGTCACCTCGTACCAGCCGGGAGGCAGCGGCGAGTAGTCGCCGCCGCCGCGCGCGGGTTCGATGCCGTCGGTCGAGAAGTTGAGGTTCGCCATGTTCGTAGTCTCCGTGGTCAGTGGTCAGTTGCGGGTAGCGGTCAGGGAGGCCTCGATCTGCTGCCAAGCGGCAGCCGGATCGCCGGCTGGGATCAGGATCTGGTCGGGCAGGCCGAAGCGGTTTTTGGCGGCGAACGCCGGGCGCTCGGTCGTGTGGAGCACGCGCGAGCCGTCTCCCACGCCGCGCTTGCGGTCGCCAGACTGCACGGCGGCGACGCGATAGTTCGCGAACAGGATCGCGTCGGCCCAGTCGCCGACGACGGCGCAGGCGCGCTTGTCCAGCCGCAGCTGGTAGCGGTCGTAGGCGTCCACCTCGGGACTCTCGAACCGAGTCACCTGCGAGTGCGCGATCAGGATGATCGCCTTGCCCTGCTCGCGCAGCAGGTCGAAGCCGGACAGCAGCCGGCGCCACTCGCCGGCGGCGGCGACGTAGCCCTTGCCGTAGCCGAAGTCCTCGATCGACTTCTTGCCGCCCTCGGTGCAGACGTGCTCCCAGAGCATCGGCTCGAGTGCGTCGAGCGAGTCGAGCACTACCGTCTGGTAGTCGTTCGCTTCCTTGATGAGTGCGGCCATCTGCTGCAGCACGTCGTCGTACTTGGCCGCGCGCGGGAAGGCGTCGGCGTCGATGCGGCCGAGGCCGTCCTCGCACTGCAGGAAGATCGGCTTCGGCGCGCAGGCCGCGAGCGTGGTCTTGCCGATGCCGGCGACGCCGTACAGCACGATGCGCGGAGCGCCGGTGGTGTTGCGAGAGATGTCCTTCAGAGAGATTGCCATGTGTCGTTCTCGTTCTTGGTTGGGGTAGTCGGTCAGAGGTACAGGGACAGGAGGAACAGCAGGAAGGCCAAGAGGCCCGCGGCGATGTCCCCGCTGCGGACGCGGTCACGGGAGGAGGTCACTTGGTGCTTCCTTCGATCTCGGTGAGTTCGTGTTGCAGGTTGTGCGCTTCGCGGCGCAGGGCGGAGAGGGTTCCGTGCAGACACGCCAGTTGCCAGCCCCGCTTGTGCTCGTTGATCTCGCGGCTGTTCTGCAGCTTGCTGCACTCCATCACGCTGTCGTAGCACGCGATGGCGTCGCGGAACTGCTGCACGATGGCGATCAGCTCGGCGCGGCGCTTGGCGGCGTCGTAGACGTGGGTCACAGCGCGCCCCCCTTGGCCTGCAGCTGCGCGCGCAACTGCTCGATCTCCCGAGCGGCACAGGCGAGCCAGTCGCGGATGTCGCAGAGCGCCTGCGCCGTGCGCTCGGTCGTCACGACGGCGACCAGATCGTGCGCGTCGTACACCTCCCACGTCGTGGCGCCGTCGGGGCGCGTCTCTTCGACCGCCTCCCACAGGCCAGGGTAGGCGTCGAGCAGCGTGCGCACGCGCGGCAGGTCGATCGCCGTCACAGCGCCACCTCCGCCTGCTCCTCGCCGTCCTGCTCGTCCTGGGGCTCCTCGCCGTCCCAGGCCCCCGACGTCGGGTCGGCCAGGTCGTCAGCCGCCAGCCACGGGTACAGCGCGTCTTCCATCGTCACGTCGTCGTCGTAGTCCATCGTCGTCTCGTCCTTGTGTAGTAGGTTCGCGGCGAAGCCGCCGCGGGTGACGTTTCTAGACTTTTGTCGGAGGAAGTCAACGCCCGTGAGTAGACAAAAGCCGAAATATGTCGCAACCTGTTGCCATGCCACGAGCAACACGCCGGGAAAAGTTCGACGATCTGCTGGATGCGCTCGCCACCGGCGAGTCGCTGGGGGCGCTCGCTGCGCGTGCCGGCGTGGCCAGCCGCACGCTGTGGCGCTGGCGCACGGGTCAGTCGCCACGGCCACAGCTCGGAGCGCTCGCCCTCGTCGCCGCCGCACTCCGGTGCGACGTCGCCCGCGTGCGGGCAGCTGTCACGGCTGGCGTCTCAGACGCGCACCGCTGACGCTGTCGATCTGCCGGTCGTCGGGGTAGAGCGTGCCCTGCAGCGCGTCGGCGATCGTCTCGACCATCCCGTGCAGGTCGCGCTTCGTGCCCTTCGGGCCGCGCGCCGGCAGGACGCCGATCTTCTGCACCGTCACGACTAGCTCGTCGAGGTCGAGCTCGTGCGTGTAGGACAGCGACAGCGCGTCGTCGCTGTCGAACGGCATGCGCCCGCCGGTGATGGCGAGGGCTGCCGCGCGCACCATCCCGACATCGTCGACAGCCTGCGCCGACGGCAACGACACGACGCGCCGGCCGCGCGCGAACAGCCGGCGGCGGTTCTTCGACGACGCCACCGGCCGCGGGATGCGCACCGTGAATGCGGTGCCGACTGGGATCGAGCTCATCCTTGCCCACGAAAGAAAAAGGGGCGCACGCGCGGCGCTGGAGAAGAAGACGTCTGACATGGGAGGCCGGTGCCTGCGCGCGCGCCCCATGTGGCGCCCATCCCGTACTCTCTCGGGCCAGGATGGTCAACCGCCGCAGCCGACACCTTGCGACTTTTTTCTGGCGGCTGCGCCGCGCTACCGGCGCCGCTCGTCCTTGGCCGCGCGGCCCGTGACCGCTCCGCGCACCGTCGGATCCACCTGCCCCGACAGCACGTCGATCGCGTAGCCGGCCTGCTTCGGCAGCGGCACCGGCATGCCGAGCAGCACCAGCAGGCTGACGATGTCGCCGCCCGTGACGTTGTTCGGCTTGCCGTCCATCGCGCGCAGGGCGGCCTTGGCGCCGCGCTCCAGCAACGCGAACGGCGCCGGCGACGGCATGCGCCCGATCGTCTCGGGGCTGCCGTCGACGATGTTCACGACTGCTTCGGCGCTGCGGCCACCGACGCCGAACAGCGGCGCGAACGGACGCACCTGCGACTCGACAAGGATATCCCACGCCAAGTCGTCCCACCACTCGCCGTCCTTGTCCTCGTCGTCGTCAAGCGCACCCTGCATGGCTTTCATCAGCAGGGCCGACAGCGCGAACGGCAGGCCCCAGACGCCGAGGTAGATGCCGAGGTACTTCAGCCGGCGGTTGCGGCTGCCGGCCTCTTGACGCACTGCGCCCATCATCCCCGACATCAGGTTGTGCATCTGGACGAAGAAGCCGCTGAACTTCGTCAGCAGCGCCTTCATCGGCGTCGTCACCTCGGCCGCGCTGCGATCTGAGGCGCGCAGCGATCCTTGGGTTCGCCTCACCACGCTGTCGGCGTAGGCCACGGCGAGCCTCTCGGCCACCTCGGGGTCTTCGTGCTTCTGGACCTCCAGCGAGTACGCCGCCTTCCACGTGATCTGGTCGCCTATGTGCTGCGTCATCGTCTGCAGGACGTAGGTAGAGTCGAGCAGGTAGCTCTCCCAGTCGCCGCGCAGGTTGATCGCTCGCTCAACGATGTTCTCGTCGGCGCGCAGCATCTTCTCCACGCGCTTCTGCGCGTCGCGCACTTCGTCGTTGCCGCGCCCGTTCATAAACGGACTCATCGACCGAACCGTGCGCCCCATCGCGCGCGGGTTGCGAGAGTAGTGCGCCGCAGCAGACATCATCGCGCCCATCGCGCGCGACGCGCCCTGGTCGGCGATCAACACCGTCGACGCAGGGAACAACTGCAGCGGGTTCTGGGCAGCGTTGATGACGTTGCCGAACATCGTCACGTAGGTAAACAGGCGGTCGAGGCGACGCATCAGCCTGCTCTGCGTCGGCGTGTCCGACTCGTCGCGCAGAGACGTCGTCAGCATCGCCGCGTTCTTCACCCATGGCGCAAGCAGGCGCGAACGCAACTGTGGGTTGATCGCGTCGATGCGGGCCTTGATCGCGCGCCGGTTGAGCAGGCGCTGCACGTCGACGATCGCCGGCCCCATCGCGGCGAACCGCGCCGACTCGCGGATGTGCCCAGGCAGCAGCGACAGCTGCAACGACAACGCGCGGAACGTGTTCGGGTCGCGACTCATGGTCATGCCGCGAGGCGTCTGCGCCAGGCTGGTGCGAGCCTCGGTCAGCATGTCCTCCACCTGCAGGTCGGCATCCTGCACCAGCATCCGGTCGGCCTTCGCCGGCATGTACCACCCGCGGTAGCTCGACGTCGTGCCGTCCGGCCAGACCACCCTGAACGGCAGCGGCTCCACCACCTCAAACGGGTAGCCGAACGCCTCGACGTGCGCAGCTTGCAGGATCGGTCGCATCTCCTCAAACACGTCGCCGATCTCCTGCGCGGCGTCGAGGAACTCCTTCGTGATAGTGCCATCCCGCACCTTGTCGGCGAAGAACGAGTCCCACGCGCTGCTGTCCAGCGTGCGCTCGCCGGTCAGGGGGTCGATCGCTTGCGTGCCCCACTCACGGCGCGGGTCGAGTAGCAGCTTCTCCTTGTTGCTCAGGTTGCCCTGTGCGTGCAAGACGGCCATGAACAGCTCGGCCATGGCCGGCCCGTTCCTGCCCGTCAGCACCGCGCCACGCTGGCCGAACGTGTACGTGCGACTTGCGCCGACTTGCCACACGATCGGCTCGCTGCGCAGCATCGGCACCAGCCTCTGCAGGATGCGAGAAATGCGCGTGACGTAGGTGCGCTCTAGCTGCTCGGCCCTCGTCTCTGCGTCGGCGATTCGCTGAAACACGGCCTTGTGCCACATGCCTGGCATGCCGCCGTCCATCTGGATCGCCCAGTGCTCAATCCGCTTGCGCGCGGCCTTGCCGGCGAGCAGCTCGTGCGTGATCTTGTCCCACGTGGTGCCGCCGCCCGCAACGCCGACCGCCGTGCGCGTCGTGGGCGTCATGCCTGGGGCAGCCAGCAACCTCTCCTCCACCCATTCGATGGCTTCGCGGCGCCCGTCGACGAGCGCGGTGCGCTCGGCTCGGCTGCGCTCCCACAGCATCTCCATGTTGTCGCGCAGGCCGCGCCATTCCTCGACGGTCAGGTCGCGGAAGTCGCCGGTGGCCGAGCGCATCATGCTCGGCAGCACGTCGCGCTCGAGCTCGGCGGCGAGGCTCTCGTTCATCTCGCGCACCATGCGCATTGCGTCGGCGAAGTGCGCAGGCTGCATCGGGTCGCGGCCGGTCGGCGCGTCCCGGTTCGGGTCGCGCAAGCCGTGCCCGGCCAGCACCGCGCGGCCGAGGTAGATCAGCGGCATTGTGTGCGTGCGCGCCAGTGCCTCGTCGTCCTTGGCAAAACGGCGGAACAGGTTGTTCCCGACGCGCAGCTCGTCTTGGAAGTCGGCCGCCTGCCGGGCCATCTCAGTCAGCACCAGCTGGCGGCGCTTGAGGTCGACGGCGCGCAAGAACTCGCCGGCCCTCAGTGCCTGCATCGTCTCGCGCGCCATGCGCGCCGCGGCGGCGTTGAGCGCGCGCGGCGACATCTCGCGCACCGTGCGCAGAGACAGGTTCGACGCGGCGGCCAGCCTCACCGCGGCCATGATCGTGCGCACGGTCTGCTCGCCGCTCTCCTGCCGGCGCAGTCTGCTGATCTGATCGGTCAGCTTGTTTGCTCGAGCACGAAGCGCGTCGCGCGCGGCGGCGTAGTTCTCGTCGTCGACGGCCAGCACCTCGATCTCGCGTGCCTGCACGCGCAGCCGGAGCTGCTCGTCCTCTAGCCGGTTGGCCTCGTCGAACGCTTCGCGGGCCGCATCGGCAAGCCGCCCCATCGTCGGGCTGGTAAGCACAGCACGCTGCAGGTGCAGGAGCTCGGTGGCGAGCACGCGGCGGCGCATGTCGTTGGCGATGGCGCGCTCAATGCGGTTGCGGCGGCTGTCGGAGTCGAAGAACTCGGGGTGCTCGCGGCGCACGCGGGCGTCAGTCCGCACGTCGATCATCTCCGTCGCGGTGGGCTGCTCAATCAGGTCGCGCACCAGCTGGTCGCCGGAGTCGTACCCGACCATCGCCGCCAGTTCGTCGGGCTGCTGCCCGCCGTCGGCTAGCAGACCGCGCAACTTGGCGAACTGTTCCTCGCTCACCTTCGGCTTGTCGGTGCCGATGCCGAGCATCGCCTTCACGGCGGCGCGGTCGAGCTTCTGCCACTCGGCCGCCTGCGTGACCGTGCCGTTGCTGTTGCGCACTTGGCCTCGGCGCAGCCACAGCCGCGCGCGCTCGACGCGCTCGTTCGCCACATCTTGAGCGACCTCGCCTGCGATCTCCTCGCGCACCTCGCGCTGCTCCTTCTGCATCTCGGCGACTTCGCGATTGGCGCGCTCGATCGTCGACCTGCCGCCACGATCTGTCGCCTCGAGCAGCTCGTCCTTGGCGCGTTCCTTCGACAGCCACACCTCGGCCTGCAGTTCGTCCCACGCCGCCTCGGACAGGCCGGCGGCGAGCGCTTCCTCCCGCGTCTGGAACATCGTCCGCACTTCGCGCTCGACGGCGGCGCGCTCAATGTCCTCGTCGGCGGCGAAGATCCGCTCCATGACGCGGCGAGCCTCCGGCGACAGCACGCCGAGGTCTTCGCCGAACTCCTCGCGGAACAGCTCACTCAGCCGGCGACTCTGCTCCAGCAGGCCACGGTAGACGTCGCGGATCCAAGCGCCGATGCGCTCGAAGACACCGTGCAGTTCGGGAGACGGCGCTTCTCCGCGCGCGAGGAACTGCTCAAAGTGGTAGGCGAACCGCTCGTGGTACTTGCGGCGGGCTTCGAGGTCCATGCCGCGCCAGACGTCCACGGCGCTCTGCGTCGCGGTGGCCTGGACGCCGAGCCAGTCGAACATCACGCCGAGGTCGTTCACCAGCTCGGACGGGGCGTTGCCCTCGCCGACGATTGCGGTCGTCACTTCCAGCCAGTAGTGGCCGAACTCATGCAGCCACGTGCTGCGGTTGTTGCCGCGGTAGAGCGTGATGCGGTTGGCGGCGGGGCTGAAACTGCCGAGCGTGCGGCGGTCGGCGGCGAAGAACTCGCCGGGCGGCCGGACAATGGAGGATACGTTGCCGAGCTGCGTGTCGCCTCCTTTCCAGGTGGTGTTGAAGGCGTCCAGCAGCTGCACGTTGTGCGACGCGAAGAACGTCGCGATGTTTGCGGCGGCGATGTAGCCGTCGCGGAACTTGTCGACGTTGAAGATGGCGACCGACCTCGCGTTCGCTGCGCTACCGGCCCGGTAGAGCATCCCCATCGTGGGGCTGTTGCGAAGCCTGGACGTGGCGGCGTCGATGGACACGAACCCCGCCGGACGGTTCTGGGTGTCGAGGAACAAGACGCCAGGGGCATCATCCCCCAGCAGCTTCTTGCCACGCTCGTACAGGTCCAAAGGATCGCGCACAGCGGTGCCGTCGGAGATCCGCTCTAGCTCGCGCTCCATCACCGGCACGGTCTTCCCGCGCGCGGCAGCTTCCACCAGGCCAGTCTCGACGGGTGACCCATCGCCCAGAGCGTGCTCGTACCTGCCGTCCGAGCTGATCGCCATGATGCCACGCGGCTCGATCCCGCTGCCAAGCAGCAGACGGGCGCCGCGCGCCGCGACGGCTAGGTCTTCCTTGCTCAGTTTCGATTGGCCAGAAGGGTGGTTGTGGACGAACCAGGCGTACTTCGCCCCCTTGACGCGAACGACCTCGTGGATCAGCGTCGCCCACGGGATAGACACCGAGTCGATGCCTCCCTTGAAGCCGGCCACGACCGCGAGCGGGGTGCCCTTGGCGTCGGCGAGCACGACGTCGAAGTGCTCGACTGCCTTGGTCTGGATCGAAGGCGCCATGGCTTGCGCGAGAGCCTTCGGGCTGTCGATCTTGCCCGCTCCCATCTGACGCTTGCCGGTGCGGACGAGCTTCGTCGACACCGGGAACTCGTCGAGGCGGGCGACGCCCTCGACCGTGTCGAGCGCATCGCGAGGCTCGGGCACCGGCGTAGTGTCCGTTTCGGGCGCCGCCTCGCTGCTCCGGTACTCGCCGGCGTCGCCTAGCTGAGTCGGTCCCTGGCTTCCGCTTCCTGGAACAGCCTCACCAGTCCGTCCGCGAACTGGTCCAACTGCTCGTCCGTCATCTCTTCCGTCAGTTCCCACGGCGCCACCGACCTGCCCTCCTGCGGCGCGGCGGGCTCGGACTGCGTCGACGGCTGCTTGGGCTTCGGCTCCGCGCCCTTGTTGGGCGGCAAGTTCGAGGAACTCATCGTCATAGCTCTTGTTGAGGTCGTTCTCGTCTTCGCCCTGGAGTTTGCTCCAGAGATCCTTCTCAGGATACCACAGGATCGCCTGGACGTCTGCATTCGTCACGACGAGGCCCAGCGCGGCCAGCCGCCTGCGGACGTCGTTGACGACTCGAGTGATCACTCGCCGGTCGGCGTTGCTCGGGACGTCGATCGGCTCAAGGTTCGCCTTGATGGTCTTGGCGATCTTGACCCAGCCCGGCTGGATCAGGGAGATCGTCGTAGCGCCCTTGACGTTGTCGGTCGCCTCGCGTCGCTCGAACTCTACGGTCCTGCCGGCCGCCGCGTACTCGCGCTGCAGCCACAAGTCCTTCGGACCCTTCACACCGAGACTCTTCTTCTCTGCTGCGCTCATCGCCTTCAGTTCGGCTTCCAGCGCGGCCTGCTTCTTCGGCGACAGCTTCTCGTACTTTGCGTCGATCTTGCGCTGCTGGCGCTCCAGTGAAGCCACGAGCCGGTTGAAGGCTTTGAGCTTCTCCTCCTCTGAGAGGCTCTCAAGGGTGGCGATGCTGTACTCGGCCTGCATCTCTGGCGTGACCGGCTGCTGCAGCAGCCTGTAGATCCCGTTCCATTCCGCGTACTCGCTGAGAGCGAAGTCAATGATCCGCTGCCGGAAGTCTGGGTCTTCCTCGATCCTGGTCGCGATGCTTTCAGGAAGCGAGTAGGACACGACCCCCTTCTTGCTGATCTCCCTGACCAGTCTCACCGAAGCCAGCTCCGGCGGCAGCTTGCGCTTTGCGGCCCGCACCGACTGGATAAGAGTCACCACTCGAGAGGAGCCCGTTTCGCCAGTGATGCCATCGCCGACGACGTCTCCGGTCATGCGGCCCCAGGTGCGGCGCATCCAGAGGTCGATGGTCACCGGGAAGAAGTTGCCCAGCAGGTTCTGCAGGAACCCTTGGCCAATCTTCGGGCCGAAGATCGCCGAACCGTTGACGATGTCGTTCTGCAGCCCGGTGACCTTGATCTGCTTGCCGAGTGCCTTGGACGCCTCAGCCATCACACTGCGAACGGTGAACTCTTTCCGCGCAAACGCTTCTGCCCTTTCGAGAGACCCCAGCTTGGCGGCGAGCCGGTTGAACAACTTGAGGTTGTTGTTGATTGCGGTCTTCTTGCCTCCGTACTCGCCGGAAACGAACTTGCCAGTCTCGACGAATGCCTTGTAGACCGCTTCGGCGTACTTCGTGTTGTCGACGACCGTGTTGTTCTGCGAGGTGATCGCGAGCGCAGCACGCAGAACGAACTGAGCGGCCTGCGACGGGTTGCGCTCTTTGGCGAATGCGGGGATCTTCCTTGCCGCCTCGTCGCTTGAGAGTTCGGGGTGGATCACCGCCGCCGCGGCGAGTGCCGACTCAATCGCGGTCGTGTACCAGTCGGCGGCGTTGCGGTTGGATGCCCGCAGGGCCGCGACCGCTTCGTCGGTCAGGTTCTTCGCGATCTCCTGCTCGATCCGTTCGAGCTCTTGGATCTTCTGCTCAAGGGCAGCGACGTCGGCGTTGTCCCCGGATGATGCGCGCAGCTTCTCCATTTGCTGCCTTAGCTGCTGCGCTTCTTCGTGCCGCTCCTCAAGGAGGACGCTGTCGATCTCCATCTTCCAGAACGAGAACGCCACCTCCTTGATCTGCTTGGCGACCTCGGACTTCTTCTGCTTCTTCTCCGGCTTCGGCAGCGCAGCGCTGTCGCCGTAGAGCACGTTGAGAGCCGACTGCGGCATCGGCGAGGCGGGAGCCTCCCCCATCGCGTCGCGGCTGCGAAGTTCTTCGCTCGCTTCTGGGCTGTACCCCCACTCGTGAATGCTGTTGGCGTCCGTGTACAGATCGCCGGCGCGGACGGTTTGCTGCACAATCTGGTAGTTGCCGCGCAACGCAGACTCTCCGTGCAAGACTGCGTACTCCCTGTTCGGCGTCACCCAGTCGCCGGCGTTGATCGTGGCCTCGCTTGACGCAACGCCAGTAGGGATCGCACGGAATACGGTGACAGGCTGCTCTGGGTTCCCCTTCGCCGCGTTCACGACGGCGAAGGAGGCACGGTCCATGGCGTTGTCGCCGGTGCCGTAGTACCGAACCTGCTTGTCGCTGTAGACGTCGTCTGGGTACAGGACGGCGAGGTTGTGCAGCGGAGCTCCGCCGGCGCGGCTTGGAGCCCGGTGCAAGCCACGGTACTTGCTGTCGCGGCTGAAAAGCAAAGGCTGCTTCGCCTCTACCTCTCCCGCCTCCTGTTGCGTCGGCGCCGCATCCATCCGCCGCGTGAACGGCAACGGGTACTTGGCGACGAACTCGTGCGGAAGCATGTTTAGGCGCTTGGCCGTCGTCGTGACGTAGGCCATTACCATCTCGGCCACCGTGTTGGCCTCACGCCGCGTGTAGCCGGCGCCGTCCATCAGGACGGGCAAGTAGCTATCCTTGACCTGCTGGCGGCTCTTGGCGATGGCTTCGTCGGCGGCCGCGAGCTTGTCTGCCTCGGCGCGCATCTGCTCGGCCTTCGCGCCCCTCCACTGCGCCCCAGCCTGCTCGCGCGCGATGGCTGCCTCGCTCGGCGACGCGACCTCAGGGTCGAGCGTGCCGTGCTGCAGCAGCTCATCGCCGAGCGGCGTGCCGGCGAGGTTCGCGCCGAAGTCGGCGAGGGGGATCGTCACATCGCCCACGGCCGTGCGTGCGCGCCCCAGGAGGCCGGGGGCCGCGCGCTCGAGCTGGTCGGCGATCGGCACGCGCGGCGTGCCGTCTAGGCGCGACTGCCTGTCTTGCTGCTCCTGCAGCTGATCCACCGCCGCGACGAGCCGGCGCGCGTCGAAATAGATCGTCTCGGCATCGGTGCCCTTCGTCGCCGTCGCCAAGAACTCGCGCAGCAGGTCGGGCGCGTCCGTGCGCAGCTTCTGCTGCGCGGCGGCGGCGGTCACGCTCGACAGCGTGTCCTTGCTGTCGGCCGCTTGTCGGGCGCGCTTGGCGTCCCAGTGCATGCGGTAGGCGGATGTGCCGGCCGACGGAATCAACCACGTCGCGGCGCCCGCGATGGCGGCCTCGCCGATCTTGCCCCACGCCTCGCCCCGCTCGAAGTCGGTGGCTGGAGCCTGCTCGCCCAGCCCTCGCCCGATCATGTTCTGCTGCGCCCACTGCTGGCCGACGATCTCGAAGTACTGCTGCGCGGCTTCCTCGCCGCCTTCGCCGGCGACGCCGAGCGCCGTGTTGATCACGGCGTCGGTGATGATCTTGCTCTTCGTCGGGCGCGCAATAGCGTCCATCGTGGCGTTCAGCGCCTGGCGCTTGACCACGCCCATGATGGGGCCGGTGAGCGGGCGGGCAAAGCTCGCCACCGTGCCGAGGGCCTCTATGCCCATGGCCGTCCAGCCGTAGGCCGCAGCCGCCGCGGCACTCGACTCGTGGTCGTAGCCCATCTCGCGGTAGGACCGATAGGCAGCTCCCGTCTCGCTGCGCTTCGTCGTGGAGAGCATCCCGTAAGTGAAGCCGCCGGCGAGGCCGATCTTCGTGCCGACCAGCGTGCCGATGCCTGGCACAAGACTTCCTACCCCGGCGCCCGTGGCGGCGCCGATCGTGGCCTCCTCCGCGCTCTCGCGGAACTGCACGCGGAACTGGCCGGCGTAGCGCGCTAGGCCGTAGAGAGGCATGCCCATGCCCATCTCGGCGTCGTCCTGGGGCAGCTTCTTCATCTCGCCGGCGAGCGCGTCGCGCTGCGTCTCCTGCTCCGGCGTGAGGGGGACACCCTGCGCGACCATGTTGTCGAGCAGGCCGAGCTCCGTCGCCACGTAGCCGGCGCGGGCCGTCTGGGTGAGGCGCTCGAGGTAGCCGAGGTTGGCGATCTCGTCGCGCGCGACGGTGGCGTCCCGCTCGCGCTCCAGCAGCGCCATCTGCGCCTGCGACAACTTGCCGGCGACGAGCGCCTGCTGCTCGCGGTAACGCGCCATCTGGCGCATCGCGTCCAGGTTCTCGACCGTCCATCGGAAGTCGGTGCCGAACTGCAGGCCGTAGGCTCTGGCCTCGGAGGCCAGCTTCGGGTCCGTCTCGATCGTCGCGCGCAGACGCGCCAGGAGCAGGCTCGCTTGCTCTTCCGTCTGCTGCTGTCCTAGCTGACGGAACTGCTCAACGAAGTCAGGCTGCGGTTCCTGCTGCGCGACGGGGGCAGCGACCGGCTGCTGCGGGAGCGCAGTCGGCTGCGGATCCTGCGGCAGGACGGAGACGGGAGGCGTGGTGCTAGTCACTGCTTCTTGACCTTGCCGTAGTCGGGGTTGACGCTGCGCTGCATCTGAATGTACCGCTCCGCGATCTCTGTTTCGCTCGGCATGCGGGCGTTACGACCAGCCAACGGGGACTGCGCTCCCCTGCCTCGCTGCTCTTGCACAAACGAATCGATGATCGCTTGGCGCGTCGCCCCGGAGATATCCCGGAAATAGAACAGCTTCTGACTGCCGTCCTCGTTGAGGTAGCCGGACGGCTGCACGTAGGAGTTTCGGCGCTGCTCCTCGGTCATCAGGAACGACCGAGGTGTGGAGTCCCAGAAAGCGTCGTCGACGAACACGACGTCGCGAAGCAACTGCGCGAACAGTTCCTTCTTCTGCGCTGGAGTCGTTGGGACAGTCGCCCCAGACTTGGCGGCTTCGGTGACGTAAGCCTGCAGCCGCTCCTCGACGAGGCGCTTCATCTCTGGGCTGACGACGCTCCCGTTGTAGACCTGGCTGACGAACTCGTTCGTCAAGTCCTCGGCCTTGACGAACATGGTGTCGACGGCGTCGAGAGCGACGTCGTTGCGGCGACGCCACTTGGCCACGAGCTCCGCGCGCAGCATCGGCGGGATGCTGCCGCCGTACTCGCTGTCGATCTCTGACGGCACGATCGCGAGCAGCTTGTTTGGGTCGGCCAGGATCTCGCGCACTTGCAGAACCTTCTCGGGGTTGACGACGATCGAGTGACCGTTCTCCCACCACTCGTTGACCTCGACCAGCTTGCCGACCTGCTCTAGCCTCCCGACGAGCTCAGGGCTCAACACCTGCTGCGGCGATCCGTAGTTGCCAGCGCGCCGAGCCTCGTACAGCATCGTCTTCGCGGCCTCTACTGCGCCGACCTCCAGGGCGGCGACGCGCTCGCGTTCCATCCTCGCCGCAGTCTTTGCGGCTTCGCGCGCATGCTCTGCAGCACCACTTGGCAGCGTCTTCTCGTCGACGGCCATGGCGGCCTGCGCCGATACGACGTTCTCGACGTCGAGCAGGGCCTGCTTGTATCGCGCGTGCGCGACGGCCGGCGACGCGCTGCCATCGCGGCTTTCCCTCTGCACGGCCTCTAGCTCGGCAGCCATGGCTTGGCGTGCGAACTCAACACCGCTGTTCTGGTTGCTGCGCTTGGTCCCCCACTCCAACAGGTCCGTGCGCGCGGCGTCTTCGAGTTCGTCGCTTGGGATGCCCTTCAGGTAGCTCAGGGCCGCATCCGGTTGATCGATGGCGATCAGACGATTCACGGCGGCTGCGTGCAACTTGCTTAGGTTGGCTCGCTTGTGGGCTTCCCACTCCGGCCCCTTGTTGCTGCCATCGCCGCGGAGCGTTGCCCACTGCTTTGACAGCGTGTCGACGGCGGTGAGTTTGGCTGTCGCCGCGCGCTCCGCGTCCATCGACTCAACCGCCACGACGTACTCTTGTCCGCGCTGTGCGGCCAAAGCTTCGGCCGCGCCGACCTTCGCCGCGATCGACTGCCGCTCGCGGTGCGTCATCGCGTCGCTCATCAGGTCGAGGCGGTGACGGTCGGCGCGCATGGCGAACAGCTGCCGCTGCGTGTCGTTCTCGAGCGTGCTGGCCGTCTTGCGCGCTTCCTCGTCGAACGACTTCAGCGTCGATTCAAACTGCTCCTCGGCCGCGGCGCCGACGGTGCGGCGATAGCCGTCCGTTATCTTCAGCTTGGCCTCGCCGAGGCGGGCGTCGTTCTGCATCACCATCGTGTCGTCGCGGCGACTTTGGATCGCCTCGCCGACGCGCATCAGCATGCCGCCCGACTGCGACAGCGTCTGGCCGAGCTGCTGGATCCGCTCGGTGGCCATGTCTGGCGGTTGCCACACCTGGCCGTCTCCGCGCACCTGCGTCGCCTGCATGGGCTGCGCGTCGACGCGCGGGACATAGCTGTCAGGGATGCGTGCCATCAGTTGCGGGAGTAGTAGGCGTACTGCATTCCGGTCTGGGATGCGCCCCCCAGGAGGCTCTGAGCGATTGCGGCGCGCGTGTAGAAGCCGTCCATCTTCCGGTTGGCGTAGCGCATCGACTCGGCGCTGGCGCGCGCGAAGCGGGCTTCGTTGCGCAGGTTCACGGCCTGCATCCTCGCCGCCTGCGTCTGGCGCAGCGTGTTGCTGTCCATCGTCAGCTTGTCGATCTCCTTCGCGATCTCGATCGAGGCCGCGCGCTCGGCCGCCGACCCGACGCCGGCCTGCACGCCGCTGCTGGCCTGCTGCGCGCTCGTGGCGGCCTTGGCCTCGCCGTACTGCGCCGTCATGCGAGCCGCGTCCATCTGGCCGGCGCGCATGATGTCCACGGCCTGCAGCTCGGCCTGGCGAGCGTTCAGGTCGGACATGAACGCCGAGTAGTCGGCCTGCATCGCGCCGATGCGCAGGCCGGCCTTCTGGCTGCGGACGCCGTAGTAGGCTCCAACGGCCTGCACGGCCGCGCCGCCGATGCCGAGAGTTAGCGCCCCCTTCTGCAGGGGACTGAGGCGCGAGCTGCCGGATGCGGCGGAGGTCGAGGTGCTGGTCATACTTAGCTTCCGATGGCGACCTCGAGCGTCAGCCCGGTCACGGTGGCAGGTGTGGGATCGGTGACGCGCAGGATCAGCTGGCCCGACTGCGTCCAGCCTGGCAGCGCCGTCGCCTGCACCTCGGCCGTCGTGGCGCTGGCGCCCATGTTGATCGGCACGAGGCGCCCCTCGTCGGGGCCGACCATCATCGCGCCGCTGTCCACCAGTTTGGCCCAGACGCGGCCGACGTTCTTCGTCCGGCCCTGACCCATGGCGTCTGCCTGCAGTGCCAGAGGCAGCGTCTTGAGGTCGGAGGTGAACGGCAGCCCGACCGTGATGCGCGCGAACGCCGCCGGCAACGTGACCGAGCCGCCCGCTACGAGGACAGGGTACTGCACGGCGCCGTCGGCGAGGATCGTGACCTGGCTGCCCTCAAGGTGCGCCAAGCCGCTGATCGTCGACGCCAGCACCTCCACGGTGCCGGTGCCGGTGCCGGACGCGGTCGTGATCGTGAACTGCGTGGTGCTCGTCACCGTGACG